GACCTTGTAGATACTGTAAAAGGTATTAAAGAACAAGCTGAAATAAACGGAGATGATGCTTCAGAAGTAATTATCAACACTTTACATCCCAATAATATTGAGGATGGTCAGACAATACTTAGAATGCTTGATGATGGCAATGATATTTATATAAATAAAGATGGTTCTTTTGCTGTTAAAGTTGAAAAATGGGAAGATGCAGCTAATCTTACACCGGAACAATACAAAGAACAACTTGATGTTCTGGATGCTGCAAATGGTGAAACTAATGCCGGTAACACCGCTATAAAGTTTCAGGATAATGCTGTTAAATCCACTTGGACAAATCGCGGCTGGATTGGTGAGAATGAAGTATTAAACAAATCCAATGCAAACAAAATAGCAAAAGCTTGAATTTACGAAACTCAAGGGGCAAATGCTCAAGACTTTCATAATATATTAAAAGATTTAAAAGCTTTGGATGCAGATAAATATTCACAGGTTCATCTTTATACACCTGAAGAATGCTAAGGTTGAAACCACAATGAGATATACTCATATAATTCCAAGACAAAAACTTGAAGCAATAGAAGTTCTTAATTCATATAATTAGGATTTTATTCAAAATAAAAAATGGACATGTAGTGGACACATCCATTTTAACCTTCTCTTATAATGGTGGGCGTTGGGAGTCGAACCTCACACTTTTTGCTAAGAGTTTGCTCGAAGAAATTAAAAGACCTTCAAATATTATTTTCTTTGAAGCTGCAAAAATTTTTCTTCAAGCTGCATAAAATTGTAAATGTTCGTTTCTTTTAGCCCTGAATTATTCTAACTTACAAAAAATAAAACTTCAAGTTTATAACTTATCTGCAACAAAATGAACACCATCTGTTGTTTTTTTGAAATCTTTGCGGTTTACACTTGCCCCTGCTGCTTTGTATGAACAATGCACCCAAATTGCTTTTCCTTGTTTTTCCTGCAAGCACTGGTCAACACTTAACTTGCCTGTTTTAACCCACAGTTTAATGTGGTTATAAGTTGTTTGGTATGGCAATGCAAGTTTTGAGCCGTCTGTAAAGTTCAATATTACTTCAATGTCGACCGCTTCACCAGTGCAGTGCTGACTTGTTTTTGAAGGATAATAGCCCTCTTTTTCAAGCAATCTGTTTACAGTGTTGCTTCTGTAACCGCTTGTAATTTTGATTGAAACAAATTTTACTGTTTTATTAAAAACGGTTTTGCCGTTATAATATTCATTTAATAATTTTCTTAATGGTTCAAGAAAATATTCACAAGTATGTTTTAATGTTTTCAAATGAATTACTGAAGGTTTGTTTGAAGCACAGTATTTATTTGCAGTGTCTGAATATGTCAATTCTTCTTCCGTGAAGTGTTCTGATAATTTACCCATTTTAATTTTCCTTATTTCATATTGTGATCCAGTAGCATATCAAGTTTGCGATCAATAGAGGAAAAAAGTCTTGCTGTATTGTCATTTTGTAATTTGCAATATTCGCACGTTACATATTCATGTTTAATATTGCTGATACGTTCATGCAAGGCTGCATCTTCTTTTTCACAAGAAATTCTCAATGTTTCAATAGAAGTTTCAATTTCTTGTAAATCGTCTTTTATTGCTTCCTTGATTGCTGCTTTAATGGCTGATTTAACGGTGAACCAACCAATGCCGCCGCCGGTGATAAATCCGGCAATAGTGCCTAATATACTCATTTGCACCAAGCCTTTCTGTTTAGTGTCATTTGGAATATATCCACACACCAACTCATTATGTTTGCTTTAATTGTTCCGGTGCCGGTATTTTTTATAACTTCCCTGTACATTAAAGAAGTCAACCGCCTAAATTCAGAAACTGAATCTGTGCCAAATGCCGCTTTGAATTTTTCCTTGTGTTCAAGTACATAATCATGCGGCAATGCACCTTTCAAAAATCTAATATCTTCTTTTGAACCAACAAAGAATTCAAGCCCTGCCGGTATGTCTGAACCGTTGTAAACATAACCGCCTTCAATATCTATCTGAATATCTTTTTTTGTCGTTTGAAGCAGCAGGCTGCAAGAATTTTCAGAAATAAAAGGGAATTTTATTTTATCTTGCAGCAACGTTGTTCTTTTGCCTGTTTTGTCGATAATGACTATTTTATCATCACCATCTTGAATCTGTCGTGTGTCAATTTTCGGTTCAATCAGCCATTTCACACCAAGAATTTTTTCTTTTTCAAAAATTTTCATATTTTACCCTCACAAAAAATATTATTCCGCTACTGTTTTGTGTCTGATAAGGTGCGGTTAATATCATCAATCTTTCCATTGATTTGAACCACAATACAAAACCAGTTGTTTTTTACACTTTGTTTTTGTGTGTTTTCTGTTGCCGGCTGTTTCTGAACTGAAACAACAGCCCTATTGTCTGAAAATTTTTGTTCAGGAATACCTGAAGAAGTTTCAGCTGCAAAAACACTTTCACTGCAAAAAAGCAGCAATGTTAATAAAATTGATAATACTTTCATCTTTTTTTCTCCTTATTTTAAATTTTGTACATTTTTTAAAATAAAGGGGAATTGTTTCCCCTTTTATCCTGTGAAGTCTGCTAAAAATTGAGTTATGCATTCACTTATGAATTGCGTACCCTGTTCATAGGTAATTGCTGAATTATCCTGCAATGTTTCAATATAACTTGTTGTAAGTTCCTGTGAAAAATCAGGTGTTGTGTATCTAATCACCGCACCTTCAGGCAATCCGGCTTCAGTCAGCCCCATTTTAATGATTGGCAAACAATCATTCAAAAAATCTTTAACAGTACCGTCTTTCATTGTCGGTTTTCTTCTAATCCAACCGATAGAAGTTTTAAAGAAGTTACTGTTCCAATATTCCTGTTGGTCAATTTCAAGCCGGTTTTTTGCTTTCAATTTGCCGTTTACCAAATAATAATAATTTTGTGTGTCAGCCTGAATTGTTTCATTCTGTTCTTCTGTAATTTCAAGAAAAGGTTCTGCCACTTCAAATGCTGCCGGATAAGCAGCAAGTGCTTTGCCTGTTGTACTGTCAAATTTCAATTTAAGCATCTTTTAAAATCTCCTCTATTTCAGCAACGGTGAAGCCTAATCTGAAAAGTTGTGCATTTTCATCTTCAATTAGTTCCTGTTGCATTCTTTCAGGTTCTTCACCTATCACCCTGTGTGTATCATCAGTAACACCGGCAGCGGCTTCTGCAAGAACGGCAGTTGTTTGCCAGATGTATCTTGTATCAAGCAGCAGCTGAAGTGCTTTTTTTGTTTCTTCAGGTTGTACTGTCAAATAATTGAAGTAATCCTGCTTTGTGTTAAAACTCATTGCCATGCGGTTTTTCTCCTTCCTATGTTAATGTCATATATCTGTTTACTTTTTTGATTGTTGCTACAAAAGGCAGCTGTTCTGCATATTCAACAAACTGGTCAATTAAAACGGTTGAAGCAGTAAAAGCTACTCTGTAAGGGCTGTTTTCACTCTCTTTAAATTGAATTGTGATATATTTATCACAGCCTTTTACTTTGCTTTTGCAAATACTGAAAGCGGTAAAAATCAATTCTTTATTCAGAATTTCAGCAATATTCTGAATTCTTTCACCTTCTAATTTTTGATGCACTACTGCAAAATCTGAAAACCTATGCAGCGGCTTTGGTTGTTCCGGTTTTTCTTCTGTCATCTTTCGCCATCTCCTTTAATTCATTAAGTTGCAAACTAAGACTTAAATTATGAGAATTTGCCCACTTAAACCACCCTTCTGTTGAAGCAACAACAGATCTGAATTTATCATGCGGCATTTTCCCTTCCAAATAAGCCTTCTTGACTTTTACAAGTCGTTTTTTAACTCTTTTAACGGTTGATTTTCTTATCAGAATATAATCTTTAAAATGTCTATACCCCAAGAAATCAACACCTTGTGATGTTTGAAATAAATCACACTTACTAAGTTTCAGCTTTAAAACTTCATCTAAAAATTTTATAATTTTGTGTTTTGCTTCATTCAGCTGTTTTTTGTCATTTGAAAACAGCAGAAAATCATCACAATATCTTTCATAATCTTTTGCCCTTAAAACGTGCTTAACGTACATATCAAGTTCATTCATATACAAATTACCAAACCATTGTGAAGTTAAGTTTCCGATAGGCACATTTGTTTCACCGGGTATTGAATAAATAATGTCTTTTATCAGGTTTAAAATTTTCTTATCACCAATTTTTCTGCTGATGATGTTCATTAAAATATCGTGATTGATTGAAGGGTAAAATTTTCTAATGTCCATTTTCAGGCAATATTTGTTTCTTCTGACAAATTCCATTGTCCTTAATGAACCTTTGTGAATTCCTCTGCCCTCAATACAAGCATAAGTGTCTTTAATAAACATTTTCACAAATATAGGTTCAAGCACGTTTATCAATGCATGCTGCACTATTCTGTCAGGGAAAAACGGTAAAACATAAATTAACCGTTCTTTAGGTTCTTTGATTGTTTTTTCTTTGTATTGCCCTGTGGTGAAAGCACCTTCTTCAAGGCTTTTCTTCAGGGTTTTTAAGCATTCATCTTTGTGATCTTCAATATACCTGACAGCATTATATTTGCTTTTACCTCTTTTTGCTTTTTGATATGCCCATGCAATATTGTCATCAGCAATAAAGGGCTGCCATAAATTTTTGTATTTTCTTACCATTTTTCATTTCTTAATTTCATTAGAAAAGCCCTTGCTTTCGCTTTTCAGCTACTAACAAGGGTTTTCTCTCCGTTGTGTATTTTGCCGCACTCTTTCGAGATATTGACAAGGTGAACCGATCCAGCTAGGGAGTTTCTCACAAAACTTTCCTATATCACACACACCCCGCCTGCCGTTATTCGCATTGACCGTAGAAACGGATTCGTTACCATTCAAAGACCGCGAGCCGCAATACGAAGAATTATTCCAGTTCGCACCCGCAAGCAAGGCAAACGACCAGCCCACCTGAAAAAATTTGCGATCGATTTATCAAGCGGCGATTATTCGAGGATTTAACGGCTCACACACACCCGCCGTGATACGCATAGACCGAAGAAACGGATTCGCAACCATTCAAAGACCGCGAGCCGCAAGACGAAGAACTAGTCCAGCGCGCACCCGCAAGCAAGGCGCGTACAATATGCACCATCTGACCTTTAGCACCATTAAGGCTGTCGCAAACCCACCACGCATTGCTGCTTAATGAACCACCGGCTGTTGTATCACAACACCAACACCATCTTAAACCGACCATTTCCCACAAGAAATGTTTTGAAATCATAAACAAATTATTTGTTGCCTGATGTCCGCCTGTTGTATCAGGTGATGGTTGTGCTGCACCTTTTACAGCAACTTTTTGCGGTGAACCGTCAGCCGCAATAAAATATTCATGTGCAAATGGTAATCTTTTACCAACAAGCCGCATATCATTTAAGTGGTCAATCCAAGTTCTTGAACATACTGCTGTTGCACCATAACTTGAAGTTTCCGCACCATCTTTGTCGCCCTGTGGATAAAAATCCCACCAATTATCAAGCAGGTCTACATAACCCATGCCTTTAGGTGAACATTTCGGGCGGTTAATACTATCCCAAACCGAGTTTGGCACAATTTCACCGGCACTATAACCTTTAACAAAGTCATTTGGTGCGTAGTCATCTGTTATTGTTGTGCATAGTGTGTGATGTCCGCCAATTCTTAAAACATCACTCATTGAATAACCTTCAGGTGCTGTTGTGTTAAGTGAAAATTTTAGTGTCAGTCCGCCGCTTCCGTCAGGAACTAAAAACATTGAATAATCTTTTCCGGGCAATGTTGTACCGGCATCAAGGCATTGTGTGAAACTAACTTCTGTATCTTCTGTATTTTGAAACAGCCTTGTACCTTCAGATGTTTCAACTTCAAGTGAAGTTCCGGCTTTTATCAAAATTTTGGAATGGTCAGAACCGGCTTCAAGAAAATGTGTTGTTGCTGTTTTTGTCGGCATAGTCAAATTAGTCAATAAGCTGCCGTTTAAAAGCGGCAATTTGCCTTCACTGTTCAACAAAACAAGTTGATTTGCACCGTTAAAAGTGTTTCCCTTTTTTGTAATTGTTTCATCACTTGAAGAAACAGCATTTGCCGGATGATAACCATCATCATCAAATGTTGCTATTGTAAGCCATGCAGTATTATCTGCATTTCTTTTCTTTAACACAGGATTTGTTCCGCTTGTATCAAGCCAATTCATTCCTGCTTTTGTCGGCTGTGGTTCTGTGCCGCCGGCAAAATCTGTTGTAACGGTTTCAAATGCACCATTCAGAAATTCAATCAATTCTGCACCTGTGCCATCACTAAAACTTATAGATTCTTGCATTTTTTCTCCTTTCTAATATCCTTGTGCAACAAAATTTATTGTTTTTGTAATTGGTTGTTCAACATTCTTCAGGCAAATATCAAATCCGCTTGCATCAAGGTTTGTAATAAATTCATCATCACCTTGTGTTTTGTCAAGAATGGTTACCTGCAAATTTGGTGTCGCATGAAAATGTTTATCAAAACTTATATGCTTGCCGTCTGTCGGTATAAGTATTGAATTGCCTGTTTCAACAATGTCAGGAACATCAACATTTATTGTGAACTTATCAAGTTTTGCAACAATGTTTGCAGAAGAACTTGCAAGAATTGCCCTGAACTTGAATTTCCTTCCATAATATTGCCCTGCTATAAAATCGCGCCATTGTCCGAAATCTTCATCATCTCCGGCTATTGCAATTTGAATTTTTGAGTTTGTAATAAAGCCCCCAAAATCTTCAAGAAATCTTTCAACTTCAGAAATTTTAGGTATTTTACTGATAACGGCAAAAGGATTTTCACCTAAGAAATTGTAATCAACATAAATATAACATTTTGCAGCTGCACCTATGTCAACAATTTGTTCACATTCATAAGTGCCGGATTGCATAATGCCGCCAAAATACAGAACACTGTCCATTTCCGAAACAACAGGAATTGTTGAAATAAGCCCTTGCCCTGATAGGCTCAACACACCGTAATCATTGACATACAAACTTTTTGTTTTTGTTCCCGGATAACCAAGCGCATGTTCATCAATTATTTCAATAACGTTCTGAACCAGTCTTGCACCGTTAATTTCAAGTGAAGCTGCTTCAACTGAATAAACATTGTAATCAGGCACAAATGCTTTAATAAAATATGTTCCGTTTCCGTTTGCAGTGAAACTGTTGCCGGCAATTCTACCCAAACATTGACCTTTTCCCCATGAACTGCCTTTTCTGATTTCATAAACAACTGAACGTGTATCATCCACAGGATTCCAAGTGATAATATTTAAGCCATCACTGTAATAACTTGTTAAGCCTGTTATATTTTCAGGTGCTTGTTTCAGTGCTGTGCCTTGTATTGTGTAGTAATAAGGCATTAAATCACCCAAAGTTTGTAATCCTGCGCCAAATGAATTGAAAGAAGGGCATTTGATTGCAAGTTTTTTGCCAATATCTTCTTTGCTAAACGGCAGTTTCAAGAACAAATCTTCATCAATTCTTGCAAACTGTGAATCTTTGTAATGTGTTTTTACTTCAGAAGAATATGCCCCCCTGTTCAGATATGACAGATTATAAACACCAATGTCTGATAATTCTGCATTCTGATATGCAAGCAATTCACCATCAACATAACAAAGAGTGTTCAACCGGTCAGCATCTTCTTTTGTGCCGCTTAACAATTCAGAATCGCTCATGTTCATATCAACAATAAGCGTGTGTGTCATATCAGGATTGTCTGAACTTTCAAACAAATGGTTTACAAGCACCCCCTGCCTGATTTGTGAATCAATCTTGCCTATTAGTTTGTATGTTGAATCGTCATCAGAAATCCAAACTTCACAGCCGCCAAAAAGTTTATTTTGTGAAGAAACACCAACCCAAACTTCAAGTGTGTCCTGTGTCAGTTCCATTGGCGGCTCAAATATCAAAATCGGGTTTACGTTACCAACCTGCTGATTTGCATCTATTGATAATGAAATAGCTTCCTGTGTTTCAATTTTTGCAGGGCTTGCTGAACCAATCACCATTTCTTCGGCTTCAATTTCAAGCTGATTATCATTTTCTTTGATTTCTAAAATTCTAACCGGTTCACGGTCAAGCCCTAATCTTGCATAAGTCAGTGTTACAATGTCCATTGCATCAAGAAGGATATACTTTAAAGGCAATTTGAATGTGTATTTGTTCCGCACAGCAATACTTCTATCAAGAGCAAGCTGTGCTGTCCTTTGTGCAATATCTGTTGTGCAAATCTGATGTGCTTTTGTTGTATCAGCTGCCCTCAATCCGTAAAGTTCAATATTTGCAAGGTCTTGTGCTTCAACAACTTCTGTTGCATAATCATTTGCCCTGTTTTTATACTCAATTTTTATAGAATTGTAGATGTCAGCCTGATCACTCCTTGTGCATTTCACAGGTTCTTCATCATCAATGAAGTCATCTTCCGTTAAGTCATAAATCGGTGTAAGATCCGGTGTCCATGTCTGCCCGTTGCCTGAAACTGTTTCATCTGCCAATGGAATAAGTTTCAGTTTGCCTTGTGTCCATATAAATGTTGAATTACAAATTTCTGCAAGGTCAGTTAATGCACTTTGTGCTTCTTCCTGTGAATCGTAAACCGGTGAAAGAAAAACATTATTTGCAACACAATATTTTGAAAAATTGTTGAAAGAACTATTGTCAATATAAGCTGAAGGAAATCCCGCACCATAAATTGAATTTGTTAAAATATCAACAATTACATCTTTAGGATTGGCATCCAAGCCGTTTGCAATACATTTGCCGGCAACTTCAAAATTATATTGAGGAATTCCGGCAGAAGTTGTTAAGTCAATATATCCTGCAACATAAGCTAAATGTCTGTAATTCAATGAATGGTCAGCATGTTTTGATTTCATTTCACCCCAAGCACCCTGCGTACTTGAACCATTGAAAAATGTCAGGTTTAATTGATTTAATGAATATGTGCCATCATCAAACAAAACTTTCTTAATGCCGGATATTGCACCATAACACAAACCTATAATAACTCTTGATTTGTATGTATAGCTTACAGAACTTGAACTTTGTCCGCCCTTGCCCATTTTTACGCTTGATTTATGCTCAATAGCAGTGAAATCAGTATTGTCAATCAAATTGCCGCAAACTTTTTGCGTTCCGTAAACAACTTGTTTTGTTGAACCGTATGTTGATTGTTCATATTGAATGGCATTTATGCGGCTTTCTTCCTGTGCCAGTGTGCTTTTGTTACTTCTTATAAAACCCATGTTTAGCTCCAAAAACTGAATGTGCAGACTTCCCTGCTTTTGTTAATATCCTGATTGTAGTTTTGATAGGTGCAGCCCCTTGTAATACAGTTATCGATCATTGTGCCTTCTGTATCAATCACAATTCCTGCATGGTCAATTAGTTTTGCATATCTGTACAGAATTACATCACCGGGCTTTTTAGTATTCGTTTCTTTTGCAAATTTCTTCATTCCTTCAAGGTATGTTTCTTTGCAGCTGTGAAAACTAAAATCAGGGCGGTAAAATTCCGGCTTGAATAACTTAATCAAACGTGCTTCAGCGTAAACCATGATAAGAATTGTGTGGCAATCTGTGGCTTTGTATGGCAGCATTCCATTGATGTGATATTTTGCACCAATGTATTTTTTTGCAATATCCACAACAGATTGCCTTAATTCGGTTTCATGTTCTTTTATGTACTCTTTTGAAAAAGGTTCAAGTTTGCTTATTCTGATTAAATCTTCATTCATGTCTTGTTCCTCGCTAAAATTTTGCTGTGCTGTCTGCACTCGGCACAAATGGTGTGCCTGAATAATTTGCTTTATTGTTGAATTTGTTCTGACACATTGAAATAGTTTTGTTGCAGCCGGCAGCAACCGTGAACTTATCACCTATTGAAGGTAGATACTGAAGCGGTGTAGAAAGAGTTAAAAAGCCGGACTGATGAACTTTAACAGAACGCTTCACATTGATATTTTTACCGGTTAAAAATGTTACAACACCGTTCTGATAATATCCGGCGGATTTTTTCAGCTGACAATTCAACTGCTTTTTTGTGCTGTTTGATAACACATAACCTGTTTCAGAAAAGTTTGCCCTGTTTACTCCGCACCCCGCACCATAAAGTGCATAACAGCAGGAAGCCTGATAAACATGAGTAGGAAAAGCGGTATTCAAAAGTTCCGTGAAACTTTTCACACTGGTTTTTACATAAGAACCGCCTACTTCATCAACATCAATATTGCCCACAAATAATTTTTCAAGAATAAGCGGTTCATTTTCCCACCCTTCTGTATAAAATGCAATATCAAGCTGAACTTCAGCACCGTCAAAAGTTCCATTTCTGAACGCTTCAACAAGTGTTATATCACCCAGTTTGTCATCTTCAGAAGGATTAAATTCTATTGTTACATCATCAACGGATAATCCTGTTGTCCATGACATATCTGAACGGGATATGCCGGCATTTTTTTTGCTGAATGTATTGCCATTGACTGTAATATCAAAATCAGAACTTGTGAACCTTAACACAGTACCGTTTGTAAGTTTGAATGTGTAAAGATCCGCAAGCCTTAATTTATCACCTTCAGTTGAAGCTAAAAATTTAACTAAATCATCACTTGCTTGTTTCATTATTTCACCGTTTTCATAGAAACTTCTATGCTTTCCCACAATCCTTCCCATGTTCTTGTAAGTTCAATTTCATCATCATCAAACCTTACCCTGAAATAATAGTTTCCTGTCCATGAAAGAACACTGTCTGCCGGCGGCGGATTATCAAATGTAACAACTCCGTAAGCATCAACAGAAACTTCTGTTGTTTTTACTCCGTCAATGAAAATTTCAGGAACTTCAACAATTCCATTGACCGGTTCAGCCCAGTAAGGGTGATTTCTCACGAGCTGAAAAACTGTTTCTTGACCGTTACCAACTCCAAATGATTGGTTTTCAACACTGTTTTCCGTATCATCAAAATACAAAAAATCATCAAATTGACCGCCCACAGCATTGAAAAATCCTTCAAGCCGTTCAATATCCCCTTTTTCAAGATGTCCTTTAATCGTGTTATCCGTCAAAAAGTTATAAGTCAGCTTAATTTTGTAACGTGGATATTTCCACTTCTGAATTCTTGTTTCTCTGCCGCTTTCACTTTCGTATGTTTGAGTGTTCCAAACAGGGGTGAGGGTTTTGTCCCATGACCACCCCTGAAATTTTGGAAATGTAAAATTGCTCATTTTAACCCCCTAATGGTGCAAGCTGCCTTTTCTTCACACCCTTTTGAATATTGCCATGAATGTATTCGGTTAAATCACCAACACGCTGTTTAAAGTCTTTTGTGTCGATTGCCTGAATAACAACAGATGTTGAATAAGTGTTTTGTGTACTGCTGCCGCCATTACCTTGTAATGAATTCAAATTTGGTTCTATTCTGCCGTTTCTGTCAGGAACAAATAATTCAGGTCTTTTTTCACCTACTATGTAGGCTTGACCTTTTTTAACTTCACCGCCTTTTTCCCTGAACTGCACCATTGTATCTGCTGCCATAATTCCTGCGGCAGTTGAAAGAGCTGCACCCGGTGCAAGCATCCAACCAACCATAGGAATTTGGGCTGCACTGTTTGCCGCATTTGCTATTGCAAGTGTTGCAAGTGCTTTACCTGTAATTGTTGCTGTTGTTGCCATAATTCCAAGCTGAACATTAAACAAAACTGTTGCAAGATTTGCAAGAACCGCTTCAAGTGCATACAGCCCTGTGGTTAAGGCAATTATTGACATACTTGCAGCAACAGCACCTGTTGAAATTGCAAGTGTTGCCATTGTCGTTGCAAAAGTGCCGATTGGGGTTAATAAAGCAGTAAATGCCGTACCAACACCGGCGGCAGCCCCGCTCATAACTCCGGCAGATGCTGCTGTTGAACCGGCAGCAGCAACAGAAGAAGCTGCAACAGCTGTATTGCTTGCTGTTAAACCTGTATTTGTTGCTGTCAGAACTGTGCCTGTTCCGGCTAAAACACCTTGACTTGTTGCTGTCGCTGTATTGCTTGCTGCAACAGCAGTGTTGCTTGCGGCGGTTGCTGTATTGCTTATATGCAAAAGATTATCAAGTGCAAGTTTTGCAGTTGTAAATCCTTTTGAAATTGTTTCCATTGTCATGTGATCAGCAAGCCATTTCTGAACCAAATCACCGCACATATTGCCAAATGAATCAAGCACAGTATCAAGCATTGAATTTAATGCTTCAGTGAATGTTGCATCGCCGTTCAATAAATCAGTAACAGTTGAACCCCAACCGCTTGAAATGTCATCAAAAACACCTGTATATGCTTCACGCTGATAATTCAACAATTCAACCGTTTTTCGGTTTGCTTCAAGGTTGTATTCTTCCATTGTTTTCTGACTTGCACGCTTGATTTTAACTTCTTCAGCGGCATTGCCTTTAACAAGTAAAAGCTGTTCCTGAAGTGCAGCTTCTTCAAGTTCTTTTTTCTTATTGATATATGCAATTTCAGTTTCAAGAAGCTGTGTTTTTGAAATTTTGTGTGAATCGTATGCAATTTCAAGCAAGGCAAGTTCATTATCAAGTTCTTGCTTGCTGTATGTTAAATCATCAACAACTTTCTGTGATTTCAAATCTTTCAGCTGTTGTTCATGTTCCCTTTCAAGCTGAAGTTTATCAGCAAGTGCCTGTGCATATTCGGATGTTCCGGCTTTTGCAGCCGCAATTTTTGCTTCAGCCTGCTTCAGGTTAATCTGATAAATTTCTTCTTCAGTTTTTTCTGTCTGATATTTTTCAACTTCAAGCAATGCAAGTTTATATTCAAGGGCTTCTTTTTCAGCTGCTTTTTGTTCAGAAGCAAGCTGTTTTGCCGTTTTCTTTTTCTTATCATCACTTGCGGCAGTTGATGTGCTTTTTGAAGTAGAAGCAGCCGGCTTGATTGCTGTTAATTCATTTACAATGGCTTGCCGTTCTTTTTTAACCTTTGCAAGTTCTGCATTGACTAAATCCTGATCACGCTGCAAAGATTTACTTGCACCAAGTCTGCCCGGATTTTCCTGAATAGGTGTGCCAAATCGAGCTGCTGAAATAAGCTGTGATTGATTATAACCTTTTACAGCCTTTGAAACCTTTTTGTCAATTTTTGCCTTCTTTTCGGTTAATTCCTTAACTTTTGCAAGTGTCATTTCATTGGCAATCTGTTCAGCTGTTGCCTGTGAAATTTCACCCTTCAGTCTTAATTCTTCCCTTAATTTGTTAATATAATTAGGGTATTTCTGTGTTAAGTATTCAATAGCTTCATCAAGTCTTTTTGTTTGGTCATAATCAAGTTTTTTAACATTCTGAAGTTCTTGAATTGTTCTGATTGCTTCAGTTGTTTTGTTCACATTTTGATCTTGTGCATTGCTTAAATCTTCAATAGCTTTTTGAGTGGATTCAGCATTGTTTTTTAATGTAAAAAATGCAGTTGCGGCAGCACCGAGTGCCAAAGTAATCCAACCAAGCGGTGTGGTAAATAAAGCAACTGTAAAGGCTTTTATTTGAACGATTGCAGCAGCTAATGCTTTTTTTAAATTACCAGTTACCAAATATTGTGCAACAGTTGCATTTTTTGCAGTTACAGAAGCCTGTGCCTGTTTCAAATTTGCAGTTGCCTGATAATAAGACATTTCTGCATTTGATAATTTTGCAGCAGTTGATTTTATATCAGTTTGAATGCCGGCAGTTTGAGCGGCAACATTTGCAG